CTCGACCCGACCCTGACCGGCGAACAGGCCCTGCAGTGGGATTACTTCCAGTCTCTGACGCCGGAGCAGTTCGCCTCCCGCTTCGGCAACCTCCCGAAGTTCCGCGCCATCTACTGTGACCCGGCCTGGAAGGGTGACGACAACCACCAGGAGGGCTCCGACGCCGCGATCGGCTGCATCGATTCCTATTCCATCGCCGGGCAGATCGACAACGTCTTGCTCGACCTGACGGTCAGCAACGACATGGAGTCCGACGACGGGGCGGACGAGATCCTGCGGATGATGCGGGTCTGGCACACGCACTTCTACATCATTGAGCAGCAGGCCGATAAGCCCATGGTCGGGCTCATCAAGAGGATCTGGAAGTCCACGCCGTTTCAGGCCCGCCCGACGAATCAGCCGCGCTCAATCGACGTGAAGGCCTTCAGCAAGCGGGCCAAGAATGACCGGATCTCGACGGTCTCTGGTCAGGCCAAGATGGGCCACTGGTACTACCTGAGCAACATCAAGGCCGACGCGCTCCGCATCTTGAAAACAACAGTTGACGAGTATCCGGCCAGCCTCAAACGCGACACCCTCGACATGATGGCGAATGCCAACGCGGAGGAGGTGCTGTCGCGCTGGGTGCCGGTGGCCGTTCCGGTCAGGGAGGAAAGGCAGGAACGCGAGCCGATGCGGTTCATTACGCGATATACGGGTCTTCCCGCCATAACCGTGCATTGAGCCTACGGGCACTAATGAGAAACCGAACGACATGGACGAAGAAAACCAGGCCGGTGCCTCCGCATCCATTGCGTAAGCTAACGCCCGCGCTGATCGCCGAGGGCAAACGGCTAGTCAATCTTGGTCTTTCTGCCAAGGAAACTGGCAAAAGGCTAGGAGTCTCTGGCAGTACGGTAATGCATCACTGCGGCAAAAGCGTGGCCCGCGAGTTGATCTTTCTTCAGTGCAGGCGATGCAATGAAACGAAACATCGAGAACAGTTCTCGACTTCATCTTGGCGAGCCAAAGTATGTCGAGTATGCGCAGAAGCCAGCTACGCCAATAATCGCCTTAAGTGGTACTTCGGAATCAGCCTTATTGATTATCAACGAATGCTGGAGTCTCAGGGAAACGCATGCGCAATATGCTCCACGCAGGATCCGACCGTTGGCAGACGCGAAGTGAAGAGATTCAGCGTTGACCACGATCACGATACCGGAAAAGTTAGGGGATTGCTCTGCCACAAATGCAATGGAGTCCTAGGATTGGCCGATGAAAAAATCGATGTCCTCGAATCGGCTATCTCCTATTTGAAACTACACAAACAGGAAATCGAGGACCGGCCAGCAGACGCCGTAAAGAGCTGTAAATAAAGGAGATGAGTTGGCATTTGACAAGACGAAGCAAGTCAGGGTTTGGGGGGTAACAAACCAGAACGCCGACGTTCGCCTCGCCGTGGGCGATTCTTCGGCTGGAGCCTTCACTAGGCAGCCAAATCCGCTGCGCGGGACGCTGTGTTGGGATGACTGCATGTTCGTCCTGCAGGGAGTCTCGGTTGCCGGAGGCGCTACGGGGGGCTCCTACACCGTCACGATCCAGACCGATGCGGTAGTGGGCTATACCGGGTTGCCCATCGCCAGCGCCACGATCGGCCCGCTGACGAAAGCAACCGTCGTCATGGACAACCTGCACCGGAGCTCCGGGTCGCCGCTTCCCACGCATCTTTTCATCGACCAGACCGCCGCCGGTGGCGGGATCTGGCTGCAGTGTCACGCCCTGGCGAAGCAGTACCGCGGCGCTCATGGTGGACCCTCCGTCAATACGGCGGAGCGTGTCGTTATGGGCAATCTGGTTCGCGGGGCCTCCTACGCGGGCGGTCAGTTCGTTAGCGGTAAGGGATTTGTGGCCGACGAGACGGTCAGCCTTACCGGGGCCAGCGCCACGACTCTCGGCCTCCAGCGCCTGCGTCTGTGGGACAGTGCGTTCTATTGGATCGTCGCGGGCAACTCCCTGAGCGGCACACACGATGCCAACATTATCGGGACGCTCGGCGGGACGACCTTCACGATCGCCTCCACCGGCGTTGCCGGGGCCCTCACGGCCGCCGGGCAGAAGCAGGCCATCGCCAGCAACTTCTACGGCCAGTCTCCGAATCCCTCCGCAATTATCTGGGATGTGGTGTCGGCCGGCGGCGTATCGGACGCCCGGATCGTTGTTCTGGCGAAGTCCGGCCGCGGCTCGCTGGCGAAGGAGTAGCTGATGGCGAGCTATAACGGTCTGATTTGCTCCAAGACGTTGGATGGCAGCACGGCTTCCCAAGTGCTTGGAAGCTCCGGTGTGGCCTATGTCGGCGTTACCCACTCAGTCCCGGCGAAGTTTTTCAGCTCGGGTCAGTTTGGGATTCAGGTCAGTGGTGTCTCGGGAAGATTCGGAGTTGAGATCGTCGGAGCCGTGGGCGGGGCGACCTGGATCATCGCTGGCAGGACCGCGATAACGGCCGTGGGGGGCTTTCCGATTCCGTTCCTCAACTACACGGGGGCTTCTGATTCTGTGGCTGCTATCCAGAAGGGCATTCCTCGTCCGGCCTATGTGGCGTTCGGCGCTGGCGCGACCGGGACGGTCGGATTTACGGCCAGCGTCTTCTTTGCTGGGGAGTACAACTGATGGATCAACTTACAGGACGCAGGAAGCGCGGTCCGAATCCCGGAACGCGGGCTTTTGGTGAAATGGCAGAGGTACGCCGCGACGCTCTCAAGCGAGGTGGAAAACGCGCGGACCTGCGCGTCAAGACGGCCTATAAGACCGCCAAGGCCGGAACCAGGATGAAGAATCGATACCTCTCGGGAGACTGATGGCAACGACCCGCAGGCAGAAGACACGCTCCTTCCCAGCGACTGCCCCGCCGCCAATTGTAAACATTGCGGAGCGGCGTTCCCTGCGAGAGGCCATGCAGCCGGATCGCAAGCATGGCGTTTTCATCGCCATCCCTTCCGAAGACGGAGATGTAAATTTCACCGCCGCGATGATGTACGGGCGGGCGATGGCCTCTACGAGCGTGGCCGAGTGTCCTTTCCAATTCACGATTCATTCTGAAGTCGGCAAGCGCGGCATCGACTATGCCCGCAACTGCATCGTCCGTACCTTTCTTCGTGATTCCGACGCCGATTGGCTCGTGATGATCGACGCTGACCAGATCGTGCCGGACAATTTCTGGCAGCTCTGCATGGTCCGGGACGCCGACGTAGTGAGCGCCCTGGTTCCGGTATGGGTAGCGAATGGCGATCCGGCCTGCATGTTGCGGGTTAATAACTACGGAGTGGATGCGGAGAATCGCTGCTATAACCTCCCGGTTCCCGACGACAGTGTTACTCAACCCTACCGCGTGCCCATTCTTGGGACGGGCTGTATCGCTGTCCGCCGCCGCGTCTTCGCGCCCCGGCCGCATGGGGTCGGCGACGCGCCGTTCTATTTCACCCACCTGGACGACCGCAAGGTACGCGGCGGAGAGGACATCAACTTCAGCGTCGAGTGTCAGCGGGCGGGCTTCACGCTCGCCGTGCATCCCCAGGTCAAGTGCGACCACACGAAGAAGATCCCGCTCTGGCAGGTAGAGCAGTATTACCGCGCCCGTCGTGCGCTGGAGATAGCGGGCCTGCAGACGACTGATTTGCAGAGGCTTTCCATTGGGTAACGGCGGATTCCGACCGCGCGATCACGCGGCGCTTGAGTTCATCGACGATTGCGTCCAGCAGGCCAATGAGGTGCGTTCGCCGCTCGAGCCTGGGTGGGCCGAGAATTGGGGCAATTACCGCGTTGAGTCTAGCGCTGGCCCTGGAATGTCGAGCAAGGGCTACCCGCTGGCGTCCGGCGGCATGAACCGTTTTGAGATGAGCCCGATCAATTTCCTCAAGACGCCGGAGTCTCACCAGGGCGTCAATACCCTGCGGGCGCTGCTTCTCGCTGGCCTATTCGGGACGCGGGATTACGTCCAGGCCGATCCGGTTGGGGATGAGGACATCGAGGCGTCGAAGCGGGTCTCCCGGCTCGTCATGTACGGTTTGGAGCGGCCAGGGAATTTCCGGACCAACTTTGAGTGCCTGGGCGATTCTCTGATTACTGGATTGGGCAGCTACACGGCCCGCTGGAAGAATCAGATCCGTCTCGTCCCGCGGCGCATCCCGGTTCCAGACCCCTTTACCCCAGGGGAATTCCTCCGCAATCCGGAGACCGGATCGATCATGACGGTGCTTCAAAATATCGAAGCGCCTATCTATGACGACCCGACGTTAGAGACCGACGACCTCTGGCGGACGTGGTTCGACCCTTCAGCGAACCGTTTTGACCAGCTCAACTGGAAGGTGAAGAGCTTCAAGATCCGGGACGAGGAGCTTGAGACATTGCAGGGCGATCCGAATTGGGACGGCGAGGGAATCGTTCAGGTTCTTCTCGGCAAGCCGGATGCCCGGGCGACGGGGCCGGACAATTCCGATAACCCTAAACTTCTCACCGAGAATCTTACCGAGGAAGACCTTAAGGATATTGCCGAATACGGCTATTACGGCGGCTATATGCTGGAGGGAACCGTCCCCAGATCGGTCGCGGACAAGATCGGCGGAATTGATCCGCGCGGGACCTGCATTATCCGCACGATCAACGGAATCTGTGTCCAGTCGATCCAATCGCCTCAGCGAAACGGCCGCATCCAGGGCGGAACGTTCACGATCCTGCCGACTGGGCGGGGGATTTACGGCCTGTCTCCGCTGACGATTGTGCGCTACCTCCAGGACGTGAGCGACACGCAACTAATCCTGACCGTCCAAGCACTCATTGAGTCGGTCTATCAGAACTATGTCATCGGGGGAGACCTCGGGCCGAACTTTGCTCGTGACTTCGAGACACGACGCCCGCGAGAGGTATTCACGACTCAAGGCGACGTGGAGCAGCTTCAGCCGGTTCCCAAGGATTACGCCGGAATCCAGATCGCCACGGGCGCTCTGCAACTCATCTCGCAGACCATGCGGAACGCCATGAACGCCCGCGATCCGGTCCAGGGAATCATGGCGCAGGGTGGCGATACGACCGCCACGGAGACGCTGACCGTCGCGCATTCGGCGCTGCAGAACACCGACCAGATCGCCGTACTCATTGAGCGTGACGAGCTGCCGGTGCAAGGGATGCTGATCAATGACCTCTATTACGTGAATCTCGACGACGAGGCCAAGGTATTCCGGCGTGTCGGGGAGAGCGAGACGACATCGGTTTCGTATTTCGATATCGACAGCGTGACGGATATTACCTTTGTCGGGGCGCGTAGCGTGCTGACGCGTCAGGCCAAGGCGAATCAATTCCGCGACTTCGCCATGATGCTCTCTTCCAATCCGCTCACGATGGCCTCCACGGACTGGCACGAGCTCGTCAGGCGCTACGGTGACGAAGCTCTCGATGTGAAGGGGCTTGAACGGCTGATGATTCAGGATCCAGAAGAGATCGTTGCGCGTCTTCAGGCGATGGGCCTGTCGAACACGATTGGCCCTGCTGCGGGTGGGGCTGGCCCCGGCGGCGGGTCGCCTTCAACTAAAGGCCGCAGCAACCCTGGAAACGGAGGCGGTCTGCGGGCGGTGAATTCTATTCAAGGTGCTGGAGAGGCTTCTTAGGAGGAATCATGCCACCGAAGGGATGGAAAAAGAGCTACGAACATGAAACGGAAAGCGATGCGAGCCCGCTGGAGAACTTCATCCTTTTGGTGGCCCGTGTTCCTGACGAGACATTTTTCGACATGGCCGCCAAGTCGGGCTTGCCGCGTGACGAAGCTAGGGCGCTCTGCGAGGCATTCCGAAAGCTGAAGGGATGAACGTGGTCAAGCGCGTTTCCGACATAGTGCGCGAGATGATGCCGCGTTTCCGGCAGGCCCGCCTAACTCCTGGCGAGTTGAGCCTAGCGATTCATCTACGAGGAAACGTCGCGCTCTATGAGGCCATGACGAAACTGCTACAGGCACGAATTCAGGGGAGGGCAGTTATCGCCGAGCCCAGCGACCCCATTCAGTGCAAGGCGATGCTGGCGCGTGACGGGGAAATCCGGTGGCTCCTGGCCGAACTGGAATTCCTCTATCGCTCGCCCGCGAATCCCGAAACGGACGACATGGAGCAACCGGCCTAGCCGGGCCCAGAAGGAGAAGTCATGGCAACACCCGAGAAGCCGACGCTGGAGCAAGCGGAAAGCGCCCTGAGGGAAATGCTCGCGCAGGGTAGCGACGAGGAAGCTCCCGCCGAACAGCCAGCCGTCGAAGAGAAGGAGGTTGCGGAGCAACCGGCACCCGCTGTCGAAGAGCCAGCGGTTGACGGGACCGTGGCTGAGAAGGAAGAGCCGGATACGGAGGAGGCTGCGGCGGCAGGGCCAGCGCCCGCCGAAGTAGCCGCAGAGACGGACGATATCGCATCCCTGAAGAAAAGGCTGGATGAGGCCGCAGAACGCGAGAAGAAGTCTCAGGAGCTAGCTGATGCCCGCTGGAAAGCCCTGCAGGAGCGCAGCGCCCAGAACGAGAAGATTCTCCGCGAGCGGCATCTCAAGAAATCCACCGCAGCCGACCGAGCCCGTCAGATCCTCGTCAAGGTGCGAACCGAGGGACTGACGCCGGAGGAGGTGGAGAAGGCGATCCAGGAGATCGAGAGCAGCAACAATCCGGAATCGTCCAGCTACGTCGCGCCGCCGCAGGCCACGGAAGATCAGGCCATCGTCCTCAACGGCTTTCTCAACGAGAAGGGGATGACGGGCCAGGAGGCGGAGGAATTCGGAGCTTGGATACGCAGCGAGGGCGCGACCAAGCTGTCGCTCACGGAGCAGGGCGTAGCCGGGAGGGATTTGGATGCCTTCCTCCGGATCGCCCACAGCAAGTTCCAGGAAGGGATGCGCGAGAAAGACAAGCAGCAAAAACGCAACGATACCGTCGAGGCGGTCAGGACGGTCCAGCGGGCCCAGAAGGACGCTGCCCGTGCCGCTTCGGCTTCACCAACTGCGCCACGGAAAACCACGGCAACGGCTCCGAGAGAGATCGACCCGAAGAAGCTCACGAACGACGACGTTCATGCGCTTCTGAAGATGACTCTTGAGGATTCCCGCTAGCCTAGAGGAAAATCGATGGCTTTCGAGAGAGTCACATTAACCACCACCCACGCAGGCCCGTCTGGGCTGCTTCGGAACTACTGGAAGGGCGTGCTGGAAGAGAAGCTGCGAAACGAGCTTCTAGCCGCCGACCTGTGCGAGAAAGAGACGATTCCGGCGAATTCCGGGACCAACATCGAATTCCACCGCATCAACGCCTTCCCCAAGCAGCTCACCGGCATCTCGCAGTTCCTGGGATACGCGACGGTAGGCGACCTGAAGGGGCAGTCGTTCTCGGTGGACTCGATTGTATACCCCCTGTCCTTCATCGGGAACGACCTGCGGCTTTCCGAGCA